TCATAGACAGGGCTCCGGTACGTTGCTTTTGTCGGAGGGTTGCAGTAACGATTCATATTTTTCCATGATTTTATTTCGGCGCTGCGTCTCGCTTTTGTTCGGCGAGAATCCCATGTATTTGCAGGCATGGTCGTTCTTCAGGATGCAAATGCAGATCCGCTTGAACGTCGGCAGCCGGCTGAATTCCGGAAGGTCTATGTCGTCGAGGTATTCCATACGCACCGGACGTTTGTCCGTCCGGTAGGGGCTCTTGCCGCCGATTTCAATCCGGATTCCCGCCCTTTGCAGCTTTGCGATGGTTTCGTCGGGGAGGCACCCGCCTTTTTCGCGCCAGAAACGGATGCTTACGGAGAGCTTTTCGAGGTAGTTATTCCGTGTCCGCTCCGGAAGCGTCGAGAGCAGGAAATGCATGTAACCTTCCCAGGTCATCCCTTTCGGCAGCTTGACCGATTGCCAGCCGGTGGCAGCCGTCCGGCCGTACAGCGCCGCGAAGTTGGCGCCGTTGACCCGGCCGATCATGCGGCCCCACGTGTCCGGGTCGATGGCCTTGTAGAGATGCAGGCTCGAAATCGCCTGCGAGATGAAAGGGCTGGCTACGCGTTGGCTCTCCAGCGGCACGCCGGCCATGTAGAAGAGGTCGTAAAGGTGGTTGTAGGGCCAGCCGAACCGGCCGTTCGCCGTCCAGATGTCGGTCGTGAGCCAGTCGTAGAGCGGGTAGGCGTTGCAGATTCCGCCGCCGACCCATTGGCGTATCCACCGTTTGCCGGCGAACCGGTGGTGGTTGCGGTCGCTGTATATGGTGCGCCAGCGGTTGAAACTTTCCTGCGTGCGGATGCCGATCAGGCAGCACGTGCGTGCCGCCCGGTTGCGGGCGTGGAGCCACTCGGCAAAGCAATTCTGGAATTCGTAGTCCCACATGTCGTCCCTGAAGAACGGGAAGTCGCGGTGCGTGAGGCAGCCCGCAGGCATCTCACGCACCCACAGCTCCCGCTTGGACTCTTCCCACGGGCGCCAGTAATGCCGGAACATCGATGTGCAGGTTTGTACCTTGAACGGCACGCAGACCCGGTAGACGTCGAGTATGTCGGGGTTTGCGGCCAGCGTCCGGTCGACATAGTCGACCGTGTCGCGGTACTGTATCTCGTAGTCCATGTGGAATACTCCGATGCGGCGTTTGAGATGGTGCCGCCGTATGTAGTCGATGCACAGGTTGAGCAGCACGCCGCTGTCCTTGCCGCCGGAGAAGGAGACATAGATGTCGTCGAAGAGCTCGAAGACGGTTTTCAGCCGTTGCTGTGTCCGCTCGTAGACATTCATGGCTGCGGCCGTTTATTGTCGTACTGCATCGCGACGTATTGCTTCCATTCCCGGATTGCGGCGAATCCCTCGGTGCGGAATATCTCCGCATGGCGGATCAGCGTGACGGAACGTATCGTATAGTCGCGGCCGTAATACTGGACGACCTCCCGCAGGAACCGCGCGAGCAGTTGCGGGTTGTCGCCCGAGACATAGTAGTTGTTGATCCTTGCGATCCCGCCGTCGGTAATCTCCACCGGCACGAATCCGTAAACATTTTCACCTTCCCAGGCGACGAACCACGTATGCGAACGCGAAGTCCAGAACGGATAGTTGTTGTTCTGGCGCAATACGCTGCGCCGCATGACCAGAGGCGCGACGAGTGTGTAGAGGCGAGGCGAAGTTCCGTCCAGTTTTTCGATTGTCATATCCCCGATGCCGCATTTGCGGACTGAATGTTGTATATTTGCGACTGAATGTTCCGAATATATGGGTTGTCATCACAAATATAACAAATTACGCCCGTTTTCTCAAATTTTTCGGCCTCGGGGATAGATGTTTCAATCCGGTTTCCGTCCGGAAAGCACCGCCGGAAACCTGTAAGAACGACGGGGAAAACCCGGACGGGAAATTCAACCCCGGCTTTCCATGCTGTCAGCCGAGGGATTGACGCTCACCACGTCCTGCTCTATTTGCCGCTGCGTAGGCGTTCCGTCTTCGGTGGCAGGGGTGATGGGGCCGCCGTCGGCGAGTATGTCGTCCGGGGTGATCTGGGTGACGGGGATTTCCTGCATGCCTTGCGATTGTCTTACGTCGGCCTGCGCTGCCTCTTGCCGGCAGGACGGATGGTGTTGGTCGGTGTTTTTCATCGGTTCTTTTTTGGAAAGTGTGCTGCAAAGGTCGTACCGCGATGGGGAAGGGCGTTGCTGAAGGCATCCAAGCCCGGCATATCGGGGTTTGTCCGAGGTTTTTTCCTTTTTTTCCGTTGGACGGCACCCCGGAAATGGAAACCCCTGCAAATTGATATTTGCAGGGGTTTCGCTCGTTTTTGCGGAGAGTGGGGGATTCGAACCCCCGGTACAGTAATCCCGTACGTCAGTTTAGCAAACCGGAGAACTGAAAAATTTTATACAAATAATTCTTGCGATTTTTTGTGTCTGTTCTCGTGCTTGTATCTTACACTGCAAAAGTAAGTTATAAATTTATATTATGCAAATAATATGATAGGGAAAATTATGTATCTATGTAGAAAATATCGGGATGAAATTATTTTTGGAAAACTATTAGAAAACCTTTTGGATATGAAAAAACCACCGAAAAAATCGGTGGTTTTCATTTTGCGGAGAGGACGAGATTCGAACTCGTGGTGCGAGTTACCTCGCACGCCGGTTTAGCAAACCGGTGGTATAAGCCACTCACCCACCTCTCCGGGCCTGCTTATACCCCATAATCGGGAAGCGGGAACAAAAGTAAGGCAAAAATGCCAAAATACCAAATATTGCGGGCAAGAATTTTTTTAGATGAGTAGAATCGGAGTGATCTCAAAAATAAATAAAAACCAAGAGGGTGTAGCAAACAGTTCTAACCAATGACAGTACCGCCTTTCGGGGTTCCAGTTTTTACCAATGACAGATGGCTCAGCATCCAGTCTTAACCGATACATTTGCGCTCCCTCTTGGAGACCTATTTTGTGATGCGACTTCTTCTTTCAGGGCTTTTCATCAAATAGTAAACTTTGTTGAGACCGTATTTACGGACGATTATCACTCGTTGAGGCAGAATTGGTCCTAATAATGTTCGTTGTAAATGCGGCGGCTCGGTCTCGGACCGACAAAAACACAATCCGAGGTTTACCGAGGCGTAAAAATCGCTTGCCGTAGTTCGAGACATATCCAATGATACTCTGCGACGAATGGTACTTATTTTAAGGAAACCGTCTTTAACTTGTGTCCCTTGTAGCGTGTCGATCGGAAGAACCGTATATATTTTTGGTGTCTGATATTGTATTTGATACATATAAATAAAACGTCTGGCAATCGTTTCCAGATCATACGGAAACTTGATCCATTCTCCGTGATATTCCGAAATTAAGTCGGCGACAGCCACTGGTACTGTGTCGTTCCATGTCCAACGTGGGTGGTCATTGAATTTTTCGGTAAATACGGTTTTCTGCGGATACCGTTCTTGTGAAGAAAGTTTATAGGACGGGTTTCCCACGATATGCCAACCTATTTGTTTTTTTGTGGGCTTTTGCATGATTATTTTATGTGAACGGGAATTACACCTTGCCAGCCCGATATATAAGTTGGGTAAGATTCGATTGAAATGTTCGAGACTGCATAGCGGACGGAAATAAATGTCGCCGTTCATTATTGCCGCTGTCTCGTTCGTAAAATGTGTGCTTTTATCCTGTCGTTTGTAACTTATTTTCACGATTAGTCCGGGCAATATTCCGTTATCGGGCGATTCTCCCGATACCGTTGATGCCGGGACATAGAGCTTGTGCGTAGCAGGGTCTTTCTTTACCTCAACGGTATATTCCACGGTTTTGCTTGCGGCCTTTATGCCTCCGAGTACGGTTTCCGATGCTGCGGGCAGCGAATATGGGGCCGGAATATCGGGTTTGTTATTGAGGTCATTGTAGTCGTTGCTGGTTGCTACGGCTCCGAGTTTTGGAATTTGGGGATAGTCTGGCACGTATAATTTGTGTGTGTTGGGGTCTATGCGTACTTCGACGCTGTATCCGTCGGTTTTCCCCTCGGCTTTTATCCCGCCCAGCTCTGTGGCCGATGCCGGAAGAATCTCTTTCGAGCAATATTCCAGACTGTTCCACCTCGTTACGCCGTCGCCGAATTTCATACGCCGTGTATCGAGTTCTATGCCGAGTTCTCCTTCCCGTAATATGGGATTGACTTCTGCCCAGCGAGCCGCTGTCGCCCGCCTGTGTTGAAATCGGGTGTGTATGGTTATCAGTTCATTCATCATGCGTTTCCTCCATCCATTACAAAGGTGTTTGCGGTGTCTTGCAAGTAATTGGTTACTCGCTCATTCGTATAGTAAAGATTTTTTTTGCCCTCGTTCACATTGTCGGTCGTAAGTGTTTGCTGAGGGATCAGTGCCTCGTTGAGCTTTCCGCCCTCCCCGATTACGGGTATTTGTCCTGCTTCGGTGCCCGTGTTGCACGCGGCCGCCGTTCCTGCGTCTTTAATTTTAGATAAAGACAGCTCAGGGATGTCCTGTTCTTCGAGTGGTTTCAACGATGTTTCGATAGATATGTCCTTACTACCGTCGAAGGTCGTGTTTCCCGTGATGGCTCCTGCCAATGTAACAGCTCGGGCCGTTTTGAGCTTGTCGGCTGAGAGTGCCTTATCGACATATCCGGTCTTGGCACCGGCTTCGCTTTCCTTTGCAAAATCCTTTGCCAGCATCGCCCCTTTTGCTGCGAGAGCCTCGGCCGTGATGAGTTGGAGCCACTCGCGGTTGTCGCTCTCCCGTTGGATCAATATGTAGATTTCGGGAGAGGACGCAGAAAGGTCGATCCAAAATGTCCCCTCCTCGTAGGTATGTTGGCTTCCATCCGAAGGCGCCGTGCTCTGAATGATAACGGATTGTCCGCCGAATTTGGGGAGGTCGTTCCATTTCGTCGAGCCATCGCCGAATTTGAGGTAGAGTTTGTCTGTACTATATCCGGCTTCGCCTTTCAGCAGCACGGGATTCGCCGATACCCAATTCGCTTCGGTATCGTTGCGGACGATGATTTTGCTTTTTACCGTTATCGTGGCCATGTAGTTTAGAATTGTGCGTTTCCGCCGTCGATTATTTTGATGTCGTTGTAGTCGGGGCCGACCGTGCGATAGTTTTGTGCCGGCGCGTCCCAGCGATAAAACCGGTTCGTTGATTCATCCAGATAGAGCATGTCGTTATTCCCCTGTTTCGGGAAGGTAGCCAGCGATGCGTAACTGCGGAATGCGACGGCCGGTACTCCGGTATTTCGGCCTCCGATCCACCAATTTCCATCCTTGCCGATTTCCGGCGTCAATCCGTCTGTTCCATCTTCACCGTCTTTCCCGTCGATGCCTATGCGGTTTGCGAAGTCGAAATAAAGTCGGTGAGAAAGAGCCGAGCCGTCGGTTACGGACAAATCGCCTTGTTGCAATATGCAGAGTAGTTTCATAGCCTTGCTTTGACAAGCGGAACCGTGCGCCGTTCGGCTTTCATTACCGTATCGGTCTGCGTATCATGTAATTCGACGGTAAGGACAATTTCGCCTTCCTCCATTTCCTCGGTCGCCGAGGCCGGAATATTTACGAAGTAGCGAGCGCTGTCGCGTCGCTCGATTTTCAGTTCGTATTCCGCAGCGGTTCCGGCAATCGCTTTCGGGCCGTGTTTGGATGTCGATAACAACAGTACGATGCGGTAACGGTCGAGGTTGTCGAGCCACGCAGAGGGAATCGTTTCGGGCAATTCCTCTGGTAATTCCACGTCGTCCCTCAACGCGGTAATCAGCAGGGCGAAGCTCGTTCCTGCAATAATCGTATGGGCACGGCAACTCTCCATAACTATAATCTTCGTCGCACGATGATTCCGATAATCACTCCGGCCAGCAGTCCCCATGCGATTTTTCCCGACATGTTCCAGAACCGCTGCCACCATGTGAGGGGCATCGGTACGGGTACTTCGATCCGCTCTTGTTCCTGCCGGACGATCGTACTCGTCGCCGTTGTGTCCGTAATCTCGACGGGGACGATTTCGGACTTCTCTTGCGGCTTATTCCGTAAGTCGTGATATAATTTTCCGTCGGGACGTATGAAGGCATCGGAGGCGGCATATTTCGTTTCGAGGTGCGATGTATCGGATGGCTCGGCTATTACGCTCGTTTGCTGATCGGGAATATGTACGATGACCGGAACATATTTTATTTGCGTTCGAATCCGGATTTTCTCGTCTATCCGCACGCTATCGGTCTGGCGGCTTTGCACCAATACCCTGCTGGGTGAACAACTTACCATGCAGAGCGAGGCTATGAGTAAGGCGCGTTTCATGATGTATCAGAGTTTTCCGTAATATTTGACGAACGCGAACCAACGGCGCGAGGACAGGTAATCGGCCTCGGCTTCGTGCGCGTATGCCTCCATCTCAAAGGCGGAAGCGTGGTAGGCTGCGTCGTTCCATCGGTCGCGTGCATCGCCTCGGAGAATGTGATAGACGTAAGAAATCAGCCATTCGACCCCATACAACAGGTAGAAGGTCGTCGGCACGAACAACAGCCACCATGCGGATACATGGCCGCCCAGCAACGCGGATCCTACATGGAGAAGAAACCACAATACGACGCTGGCGGCGAGACATTCCCAATATTGCCGCACATGAATCCCCTCATGCCGTTTCACTTTTTCAGACAATGCGGTGTACTCGGTCAGCACGACGCCGAAGAACATGCAGGTTTTGAACGAGCCGAACAACAGGCTCTTTGCGAGTTTGGAATCGTAATAGATTTTCATAGTGACAGGTTATTTGTTTCGGTGATATTCGATACAGCGAAGCAGCGCCGAAACGTGCATATCGGCTACATGTTTGCGGCCCTCCTCCGAGAGAATTAGCCGGCAATCGGCCTCCGTGTCCATAAAGAAATTCTCGGTGATAATGGCCGGGCAGGTCGTATGTCGGAGCAGATAAAAATGCGCCTCTTTGTCCGGGTCGCCGTCCGTCGTGTCCATACGCATCCTCTGTTCGGGAAATGCACGGGCGGCTTCTTCGTAAAAGATCGTCGCATAGTTATCCGCTTCCGTTTCTCCGACGGATGTCCACGCTTCCCATCCCGTGCCGCCTCCGGCGTTGGCATGAATCGAGACGAGCAGACAATTTTCCGGGCCGACCTGTGCGGCGATCTCGTTCACACGGCGGGTGCGTTCCGCCAGCGGAATATCGTCGATTTCGGGAACGACCGGCACGCTGTCGGCCCCGCGTGCGGTCAGCGCCTCATGCACTCGTCGGGCGATGTCCCTGTTAAATTCGTATTCGAAGAGTTGTTTCCCGTCGGGCCATACGGGAGAGCGTTTTCCGGCCGTGGCGCGGCCATGCCCGTTGTCGATCAAGATTTTCATTTCGTATCGTTATTTTTAGGTTGTTGCCGGCTGGCGTTATTTTTCACCTCATTGTATTGGAGCAATAGTTCGGTTATCTTTTTAGGGTCTTTGGCTTTGGCCAACAACTCTACGATAGTTGTCATCTCCACCGCCGAGGATTTTATCGCTTTGAGATTTTCGCGGACGGAACGATACTCGGTATAGACGACACCCACGGCCGCCACGCCGGAGGCATACGGAAGCGAATAGATGCCGAACAGAATAGCCAGCAGGTCGAATAACATGAGCATTCCCGTTACTTTCCCGTAGTCGCCGAATTTCGAGAACGAACGTCTGAAACCATGACTGTCTCTGGGTATTTTCAATACTTTTGCTTTACGGATGCCGGTCGTAAAGTCGATTATCACGGCGCCGATCATCGCACACCAAACGACTGCTTCGAGCAGGAGTGCCCGATGAAATGCACGGCTTTCTATACCGGTCAGATCGACGATGTATCGCAAAATTTCGTGATTTTCCATTTGATGTGGTTTTATGAAAATAAATTGCCTTGTTTCAGCCGTTTCCGGCAAATGTCGATGTAGTCGGGATTCAGCTCGAATCCGATGTATTTTCTTCCTAATCGTCGTGCTACGACGGCCGTCGTGCCGCTACCCATGAAAGGGTCGAGGACGATTCCGCTTTCGGGACATCCGGCTTTAATTGGAATTTCGACCAATCGCATTGGATACATGGCATAATGCGCCTCTTTACTCGGTTCATACGGGATGCGCCATACACACCGCATATTCCGTCCGTGAGGATTTATGTCGATTTTCCCTTTGGGCCGTCCGCTGATTCTCCGGTATTCTATTCCTTTTCCACTCAGATTATGGGGCCTCTGATAACGGATGAACGTTGCAGGGGCATAAGGTTCGAATTGCTGTTGAAAGTAATAACGGCAGTTTTTGGTAAAGAAAAATATCTTTTCAAAATCTACCGTAAAGCGGTCGTGGACGCTTGACGGTATGCAGGCCGGTTTATGCCAAATGATTTCATTGCGCAGAATCCACTCGCGGAAGATCATTTCATCGGCAAACTTATTCGGAATATTGCACAATGATTTACGGAGGATACGAAGGCGTGCCGTATCGACCTGTTGATTATTTAGGCATGAATTGTTTTTTGAATGTTCGTGCCATTCGATCTTTTGCGGTCGGTTGTATTTAGGCGGATTGCTGTATGTGTCTCCCAAATTTACCCACAATGAACCGGAGGATTTCAATACTCGACGGCACTCGTCGAAGATATGGCACAAATGCGCTATGTAACTATCGCGTGTAGGTTCCAAACCCAACTGTCCGAACCAACCGTCCGGCCACTCGATTCCGCCGATGCCGTAGTCCCGCATCTGCCAATAGGGAGGCGACGTAACGATGCAGTCCACCGATTCATTGGGAAGCAATTTCAGTCCGTTCAAAGCGTCCGTATTGTGGATAATATTTAGTTGCATATATTATTGTAGTTGAGCATTTATATAGTTTCGGATCGTATGCAGTACTCGATAAGCTACCTGCGGGACGATAGCATTGCCGTAGCATTTAATAGCTTCTATGCGCCATCTGGGAACGGGGTTTCGGTGTCGGTCAATGACGGATTTTGCAAAAACGGCAGCAGGATCCAACAAGTCGGAAAGCCCATCATTTCTTCCACAAACAGGGGATTGAGCCGGGAAGTTTTTCCAGTCCGGTATGCAATTGTGTCGTTGAGCTGTTGAGTATGAACCGTCCCTACTCGGTTGGCCATTCCGCTCCGGAAATCGTTTGCCTTTGGTGTCGGAAGCATCCCCCGCATAAGAGTTCCGACAAGACTGCCCCTGTCGATTTGCGAAGGTGGAATCGACGAATTGACAGCATCGTTCGCTGTTGGGGTTGGTAAAAGTCCGCTTACTGCCAGATCGTTCAATAGGGACATATATGTTAGACCCGATTTTTTCCTCTTGTATAGTCCGGTTACTTTTTGACCTCCGCGTGATGCGTCCGAGGCATGGGGAGTCGGAAGCAAGTCTGTTTGCATGAACTTCGTTCGACCGTTCTCGCAATGCTTCAAGCCTTGTGTCTGTACGGTGGGCAATAAACCATATTCGGTCTCTGCGGTGGGGAGCACCGACACCGCAAGCCGGAATAATGAACGGTTGTATTTCGTAGCCGTTCGTTTCCAAGTCAGAGCACACCGTGTCGAATACCAATCCTTTCGACCAATTAACAATTCCGAGAACGTTCTCTGCCACGATCCAGCGGGGTCGAACAATTCGAATAATGTCGAGCATTGCGGGCCATAGATAGCGGTCGTCTTCTGTCCCTTTGCGTTTTCCTGCGAGCGAGAACGGCTGACAGGGGAATCCACCGGTAAGGACGTCGATGCGATCTGTCCACTTACTGAAATCCGCTTTTTGAATGTCTTCATATTGCTCCGCATTTGGGAAATGATACTTTAATACACGACGGCAGAACGGGTCGATTTCGCAGTTGAAGGCATTTACCATTCCTGCCCATTCTGCGGCTAAATCAAACCCTCCTATGCCGCTGAATAATGAACCATGTATAAGTCGTTTTTCCATTGGTCAAACCAAACCTGCGTCAATGATTTGTATTTCTCCGTGCTGCGAATATTCTTCGGGGCTCGGAGATACCCGATGGGCGCGTCGTAATACGGGACGGTAAAACCGGAACAGGTAGGACGACAGCGTGGCGACGGCTGCGGTGAGTTTTTGTGTATAGGCAGTCCACAGATCATTGGCGCGAATCGACAAATACCATTCGGCGAGTATATAGTAGCGCAATATTTCGGTGGCGCTTCGTTCGACGCCTTGCAGCTCTGCGTGGCTGTAAAATTCATCTTCGTCGCGGCTTACGCGGGCTGCGAACGTAAGGCCGCATGCGTCGCCCTCGGTCGTTATCGGCTGGCAGTCCGGTACAATGCGTCGGAAATGATGCAACAGGGCGAGCAACGCTTGCGCGATGTGCTCGTCGAAGAAGGGGCGCTCGTCGATCGTCATGGCGTATCGGTCGAACATATCTTGCCCTGTCTCGTTTTCTAACATGCGGGCGTTGTAGGCCGTCTCCGTACTCGTAGCACGGAAAAGGTTGGATTTGAGCCATGACAGCCGGAAGAGTTTGTTTTCGCGCGTAATCATAATATGCGGTAAGGTCTTTCGGTATGGGTACTGCGTATCTGGTCGCGCAGCCTTTCTACTGTGGTTTCGTATAAGGAGCGGTAAAGTTGGAACAGCGGAATGTCCCGCCCGCCGTACCACCAGCAGAGCATCCCGTATTTCAGCGCGTCTTTTACCTCAACTGCGATACTCTCCGGTGGTATGCCGGGGTCGAGGTACACCCGATATTGCAACAGGTCGGGGATGAACAGCACCTCGCAGACCTGTTTTCGGAGGGCTGTACGGAGGGCCTCGGACACGCTGTGAAGATTGACGTAGAACGTATCGAGCAGCGATCGGTCGAGCGTATGCGTCGCCGCGATGGATTGTCCGGTTTCCGTCGTGCGGTTGCGGTAGTCGATGAGCGTTTGATCCATGCACTCGTTGAACAGCGCCATGCAGTCTATCTTCACGTCAAATTTCATAATGCAGAGAGTATTTCCATTGCGCGTGCTTCGGCCGTTTTCGCTCCGTCTGTATCGTTGGCCACGCCTAATACCAATGCTCCGAGCATCCATGCCGTAGTCTCTGCGAGCCGTTCGGGGTAGGTGTCGTCGAGGCTCGTGTAAGCGATGTATTCACCTTCGGCGATGCGGTGCTGTGCCTCTGTTACGCTGAAATACCGGAGCCGTGTCCCACCGTGTGTAAGCAGTACGACGGGTTTTGCCGTACCGCCCCGTGTTACGGGGTGATACTGACGTCGGGCGGCGGGATGTTCTTCCGGAATCGCCGCCAGCACCGGACGCTGCCAGCCCTCCATACGCAAGCGTGCGAGTTTGAGAAAATCGTCCGGCAGGTCGATTTCGCCGCTTCCGTCGGTGTGCGGCCTCAACACGCACTCCGTAAGAGCAGCCCGATTCGGGATTGCGTGCAGCGGAGCAGCCAGCAACACCCGCCTGCCCGCTTCGTCGATGAACTCCTCCAACGGAAAGTGCGGCCCGTTGGCATCGTTATCGTCGGGGTAAACCTCGTCGATGCACCGCAGCGCCTTTGCGATGATGTATTTGCGCATTCCTACCATTGGATGAACAGTACGTTTCGTTTCGCCGCTTCGATTTTGATGTCGTCCTTCTTCATGCCTGCCGGAACGACGTAATCGAGATTGGCTTGCAGCCATGCCCGGGCGGATGCCACCGACGTTATGGTTTCCTCCCGAATCGCGTTGTCAGGGTCGGGCAGTAGCGCTTCCAAATCGACGGGTATGTCGTTCGGTGCCGAAGTGTCGGCCTCTGCGGTCGGCTCCTTTTCCCAGAAAGTAGTTCCGTAGGCATAATGTTTTTTGAGAGCTTCGATAACCTCCGGGTCGGAGGTGGTATAGGTACTCTCGCCAATGCCGCCGAAATAAACCTCCGGCTCGAAACGGATCGCTTCCATACGTCCGTCCCGAAGGCGGACGGACGTGCGGTATTTCTTGTTGTTGAGTACATAGAATGTAGCCATGTCGTAGGTCTGTTTAGGCAGCAGAGGTCGTACCTCTGCTACGGTGTGTTTATTTTACCGTGATAACCGCATGGGTATCGGGGTTGAGAACTGCGAGCGTATGGCTTTCGTCGATTCGCACGTCCGTCGAGCGGGAAAGTCCGACCTTATCGCGTTCGAGTTCCGTCGCTTCCAGCGGTTTGCGCTCGGCACGATAGATATTCGCAGGGTCGATCACGATCGCGGCCTTGCTGTATCCGTATTCGTTCAGCAGGTCGTGGGGCTTCATCAGCAGCTCGCCATCGGGCGTGGCGATACGGTGGAATGTGATACCGAACACGACCTCGGTATTACCGGCTTCGAGCTGTTTGACGACGGTAGAGGCCCCCGCGATCTGGCGGCCGAAGTCTTTGCCATAGAACATGACGCGGCGTTCGCTGCCGTTGTTGCCGCAGAAGATGTCCGAGGCCCAGCCGTAGATAAGGTCGTTGGTGATCTTGCTCTCGGCCCCCATGTCGAGGCGTTTGTCGATCTTGCGGAGCATCCCGTCGCTCATGTATTTCACCTTTCGGGAAATGGGATCGACGATCTGCTGCTTCACTCCGAACAGCGCATCGGCCTCGTTGGTCATGCGGAAATCCAGAAGCGCCTGTTCCTTCATGTCGAGCAGCCCGAACTGTACGTCTTTCTCGGTGAGTTTCTGGTAGAGACCTTCCGATACGGTCGTCATGTGGATTTGGCAGTAGTTGCTGTCGCTGTACGGCATCTGGCTGGGGTCTTCGGACATACCCGCGTTTTCGTGCTTGGCGACGCCGAGACGATAGAGCGGCGTATCGGCCGGCAGCGCGGGCAGCGCTGCCGCGTTGAGCGGGAAAATCGTGATTTTGTCTTGGCTGATAGCGTCTGTGGCGACGATGTGGCAGATGAGCGGATTGAGCGAGATGCCGCCCGATGCGACGGGAGAGGCGACCTTCGTGTCGTTATCGACCTCGAAGGTCGGAAACAGCACGTTGCCGTCCACCGAGAAGATGTGCGCGTTCGTTACGGTGATTTGCTTCGCTCCGCTCGCTTCGCCGGAGACGGCGTAGGCCGTTTTGATCTTACTTTGCACACCGCGTCCGCGCACGCTGTAATACTGATATTCGACCGATTTACACGGGACGGTCTCGATTTCCCGCAGGATTGTATCCATCGGAAACAGCGACGGGTTGATCTTTGTGATCTTCTTGGAAATCGTCGGGCGGTTGATGTCCTGTTCCTCAGCCGTCCCGTCCTCTTTCGGCGGCTTGGTGGTCAGAACCGTGCCCCTCATCGTCTGCTCGGCGGTCGCCGCTGCGCTGCCGGCAGCCACGAGAACCCCGCCCAGATCGTCCGGCGCGAACCATGCGAGGAGTTCATGAAACAGATACGCACTTACAGCACATGCGCAGACGGCGAACAGGCCGTAGAGAAATTTGTTGTTTTTCATATTGTCGGTAATTGATTAGAATCTTCGTTTGTTGCGGCGGGTTATCACCTCGTCGATTATATCTTTGTCCGTTTCGGAGGCAGATGTTGCCTCAACGCCGCCGCCGTCTGCCGGCAGTCCGTCGGTCTTTTGCGCTCGTACACGGCGGGTCTCGATTTGTTCGTTGCGTCCTTCGACCTTACCTGTCTCGCGGGCCTCGGCGACAGCCGTATCGTACACCCATCCTTGATAGAGTTTCGTAAGGATTTCTTTGTTCACCTTGCCGTCGAGCAGGTTGGCGAGGATTTCGTTGTCCACCCATGCGACGAATCGCTGCTGTTCTTCTTCGCTCAATCCTTGTTCGGCGAAGAACGCATCGACATCCGTTTTGCTTCGGGCCATATTCTTTTCGCGGGTTTCGACACGGGCTTTCATGTCCGCGAGACGTTTGGTGCGTTCCTCGGCGGCTTGTTTGTAGGCTTCGTAGTCCGGCTCTCCCTCCGGCACGGCCAACTCCGATGAATCGAACTGCCGGGCGATAGCGACCTGTACGGGGATTCCGTTGGCCACATCTTCGATGATCTGCGCAAATTCGGGATAGGCTTGTACGACCTCCATAATTGTCTTGTTGGCCGCCTCGTGGCCTGCGATCTTTTTGTCGCTTTGTGTGAGGTAGTCGTAGAGTGCCTGTTCCAGTTCGTCGTCGTCGCCGAATTCCCGGTCAGGGAATTTGGCCGTCATGTATTCGCGCACACGCGAGACGTGCGGCGTTTGTTCCTGTTCTTGAACGGTGTTTTCTTCCTGCATTTTTACCGATTGATTTTGTGCGTGATATATTCTGCTGTAAAAGTATGTTGTTTGTTAATTTTCAAGAAGTTATAATTATCACTATTATTGCGATGAACGCAGAAAACATATCACTATGAGCAAAGGAAAACGGGTGCGGGACGAGGTTCCCGAAAAGATTTTGAAGAGACACAACGAAATACGCCGCCGTTACGAAGAGATGCTCGCACGTGAACGGGCCGAGAATCCCGAACGGCTGAAATATCTGTCCAAGACTTATTTCGTGGATATGATATGCAAAGACCCCGTGATCGGGTTAAGTCCGAATTATGTCCGGCGCATCATCAACGGACGCATCTGATGTCCGGGCAATACTGGCGCAGAATGAAATTCGGGTAAAGCGACTTTTCGCCCCGTACAATCCTCTCACCGGCGAAGGGTCGCCCATCGAACGTGTCCGGCTCTATTTCACACCGGACAGTTATGTACTTATCCCTGCTTATATGGCTGCGACACCGACCGTCGCCGCTATTATTGCTGCCGGCGGGGTCGGATGTTATGCCACCGCAGAAGGCATCGACCTCGGCACGATGTACGGAACCGTCCACCGGCTGCGTGCCGTGTACGATTTCGAGTTTTGGTGTATTTCGTGCGTCAAGATTTTCGATAAGACGTCGGGGCGCCTCGTGCCGTTCAAGCTGCGGCGGGCGCAGCTTAAATTAGTGCGTATCCTTCTTTGCGACCTGTTCACGGGAAAGCCCGTGCGCATCGTGCTGCTCAAAGCCCGGCAATGGGGCGGCAGTACGGTCGTGCAGATGTTCATGGCATGGATACAACTGTTCCACCGTTCGGGATGGAACAGCGTGATCGTGGCCGACGTGGAGGATCAGGCGCGGACGATCCGTGCGATGTATTCGCGCATGGCCCGGCGGCATCCGGTCGAAATATGTCCCGTTCAATTCTGCAATTTCGAGGGTTCGAGCAAAAATAAAATGCTCGTCGATCGGGATTGCGTCGTCTCGATCGGCTCCATGCAGAAACCCGACAGTCTCCGTTCGGGCGATATTAAAATGGCTCATTTGTCAGAGGTCGGCCTGTGGAAGAAAACGAAGGAACGTAAACCGGAAGATGTGATACAGACAATTCTCGGCTCCGTACCGCGCGAGCCGTTCACGGTCGTCGTGCTGGAATCGACGGCCAAAGGAATCGGCAACTTTTTCCACGATACATGGTGCGAGGCGGTGGACGGACGATCGGCCTATACGCCGTTATTCGTGGCGTGGTACGAGATAGACATATATTATAAGCCGTTCGTCAGCGAGCGGCAAAAGGCGGAGTTCGTGCACTCCATGACACGCGACGAGCTGGCGCGATTCCATGCCGGCGCAACGCTGGAAGGATTGAATTGGTACAGGGAGAAGCGACGCGAGTATTCGACCGATTGGCAGATGTGCAGCGAGTTTCCCTCAACAGCCGAAGAAGCGTTCCAGACCACCGGGCGTCCCGCGCACGATCCGCTCTACGTTCGGCAACTCCGGCCATATACCCGCGAGCCGCTCTATGTCGGCGAGCTGGTGGCCGATGCGACGTATGGCCCCGAAGCGCTGCAAAACATTCGTTTCGTGCCCACGCCGGCGGGTGATTTCTACGTGTGGAAATTACCCGACACCTCGCGCCGCATCGCCGATCGTTATGTGGTAGCACTCGACATCGGCGGCCGTAACCCCAATGCCGATTACAGCGTGATTTCGGTAATCGACCGCGCGGCGATGATCGACGGCGGTGTGGAGGAGTGTATCGCCACCTATCGTTTTCACCTCGACCAAGATTTGACGGTGTGGCGGGCCGTGCAGGTCGCCGAGTGGTTCTGTCATGCACTGCTGGCCGTCGAAGCGAACAGCCTCGACCCCAAAGGACAGGAGGGAGACCATACGCTGACGATTCTCGACACGATAAAAGAACACTACGATAATCTGTTCTCGCGGACAGACCCCGTGCAGATCCGCGAGGGACGACCGAAACGTTACGGGTTCCACACGAACGCTGCCAGTAAAACAGACCTTGTTACGCAGATGACCAAACGTCTGCGTGAGATCCTTTATATCGAACGCGACAAGCGGGCGTTGGATGAAATCGAGTGGTACGAGTTGAAACCCGACGGCAGCTATGGAGCCGTCGAAGGGAAGCACGACGATATTTATATGAGCCGGGCAATCGCGTTGAAAGTCTCGCAACTGATAAATATACCTTCGGAGCGGAAGATGGAGAACGATCATTCGGAAATATCTGTTATTTTTACGGAAGCTGTTATGTAGTTTTAGCGTCATTATGTGGCGAAAAGATATATTTTCTGTCGCATTATGAATATTTTATGTCGTATTGGCGAAATTTTAGTGAGAGAAAATATCGTAATTTTGTCCCCGAAAATGTACCCATAGCCCTATGCCTTTGCATAATATATCAGAACATCAAAGTTGCATGTACTATGCGACGGATGTCACTTCGCTGTTCAAGCAATATTGTTTGAACGACGGAGAGATTGTAGGGGACATAAACGCTACTCGCAGTTTGCTTCTTTATGTTGCCGAAGGCAGTCTTGCTGTGTGGTCAGGTTCCGAACCGCCGCAGCGGGTCGTGCATGGTACGCTGCTCTTCCTGCGCCGTAACACTGGATTTAACGGACAGGCGGCAGGTTCTTGCAGACTTATAGCCAGTTTTTTTTCGGGGCAGTTGCCGCTTTGCAGCAAATACGGCATCGAAGAGTTGCGACAAGGGGCGCCTCGGTTTTATGACAGGCAAATTCCCCCCCCCCCCCGAAAATTTCCGCAATTAGTTGTTCACAAGGAAATTGATCGTTTTTTTTCGTCTTTATTTCCGAGTTTTGAGGATGGCCTGAATTGTTTGCACTACCATAAGATAAAACAAGAGGAGTTGTATATTCTCTTGCGGGGGTATCATGGTTCAGAAGATGTGTATTCGTTGTTGCATTCTGCGATCGGCCACAACGACAATTTCAAGGATTTCGTTTTTCGCTCTTATAAAGAGGTCGATGATGTAAGCGGGTTTGCAGCGTTGGCCCACATGAGCGTACGGAATTTTCAGCGTAAGTTCAAATCCGAGTTCGGATGTTCCGTGCGAGAGTGGCTCATAGAACGTCGTGCGGATAGTATCTTATGGGATATTCGCGGGACGGACAAGCGGATTTCAGACCTTGCATCGGATTACGGCTTTTCCACACCGTCGTCTTTCACGAGCTTTTGCAAACGCCATTTCGGTCATACACCGTTGGAGCTTCGGCGACAGCCCCGCTCCATGTCTTCCCACAACATGCAGGCCCCTTTTCCCGATTTTCCGGAGGGGGGGGGAAATTCCCCACGTCTTCTCGGCGGAAAAAAATACGGTCTGTTAAAAACGATCGATGAAGAGTCCGTCGGTTGTCGTTCCGGTGTATCTGTATCTGTGAAATCATAA